CTCTAAATGAGAATGATTCTCATTTACACCCCTCAAAAATCAGGGCAAATTCACCCTTGACAATACTTGTTCGACCTGTCATAATAGCTACATAATCATAAAAAGAGAGAGGAAAATATGAAAGAAAAAAATCTATATTTAAAACCAAGTGAAAATTTATATGTGACTACTTACGAAGACGGAGAAGTAGAATATATACCCTGTACACCAGATGAAAATGAAAAAGAAGAAAAAAGATTAAGAAATCTTGGAGTGAAATTCACTACCGAAATAAGAAATGACTTAATAAAATATATAGATTACAAGAACAGATTAATATAGATGAGAATGATTCTCATTAACAACACCAAATTAACCCTTGACATTCCTTGTATGGATATGTTAAGATGGTCATGTAAATTAATAAAAAGAGGTAAATTATGAAAGAGAGTATAAGAAAAGAGATAATGAGTATGGATTTATCAGAGTTGAATAGTCTGATAGATTTTATTCGTGATGTACAAGTGATGAATGCAAAATCATCATTACAAGAAGGTCAGCAAGTGTATGTAGTTCAAAAGACTAAAAAAGAGTTGGGTACACTTATCAAAATTAAACAAAAAAGATGTACCGTTGATATACAGGGTCGTAGATATTCTGTACCAATGTCAATGTTGGAGGTTGCTTAATTATGGGTGCTGTAAAAGGAATGTTAATGGATGATGCTGAAAATATTCTAAATGTGACTGCCGATAAATTAATTGGTGGTGACATTTCAGAAGATGATGCATTAGATATTTTAGATAAAAATTTAGAAACATTAGGTATCTTAGGTTTTGAAAATAAATATGATGCCTTGGCAGTTGTCTATCAAATGACTGACCAAATATACAAACAGGAGTTTTAATGAAAGGAAGTTCAGGTAAACCTAGACAAAAATTTTCAGTTCATAATTATGAACAACGAAAACCATTTAAGAAAAAACCAAAAGAAGAAAAGGCAAGTGGTTTAGGTGTTGTAGTTCATGGTGATGATATCACTAAAGCACTAAGAATATTTAAAAAGAAAATTCTTAAAGCTGGAGTTTTGAATGAGGCAAACGAAAGACAATTTTACACTAAGAAAAGTGAAAAGAGAAGATTGGCTAAGTCTGCTGGTAAACAAAGATGGTTAAGGAAACTCAGAGAAACACCTGGGGTACACAATTACAATAAAAGTTATAGAAAAAAAGCAGGAAAATAAAAATGACAGATGTAAAATTATTACGCCTCACTACAGGCGAAGATATTGTAGCAGAAGTAACTAATCAAGAATATTCAGACAATGATAAAACAGTTACTACAATCAAAAAACCTTTTGTGCTCATACCAATGGCTCAAAACCAGAGTTCAGGTCAAGAGAGTAAATTATACTTTTCACCTTTTATACCATTTGCAGAAAATGATGAATTTGATATTAAAGAAGAAAATATAATAACAGTCAATGAACCTAAAAAAGATATAAGAGATAACTATTTAAATTATATAGGTGCAGTTGTACCAGTTGAGAAAAAGATTATATCATGACAGATAAAAAAGATGATAAAACAAATGTAGTAGTTGGCCCTTGGGGTGAAACCCCTGTAGAAAATAATGGTGAGTGGATTAAAGAAAAATATAATAAAGCATTAGATAAAAATAATACTCACAAAAACTATCAAGAAAAACTTGATAAAATTGAAGTCATAACTGAAAAAATTATGGTACAATTAATTCATACTATAAGTGAATATAGTTATGACATTTCAGATGAAAAGTTTATTTTAGACATTGGATTTTTATCAGAAACAGTCAAAGGTATTTTATCAAGACAAGAAAAATTACCACATATTGTACAAGGATTACTTGATAATATAATGACACCAGATAATAAATCTGATTCATCAACAGATGTATATTATTCAAGATTTGATGCTGCACTATTGGCAGAATTAGTTGAGATGGCTGAAGAAATAAAAGAAGAAGGCACAGAGATAGCATTTGAATCAGACTTAGATTTAGAAACAGACCCAGATAAAATATCAGAATGGAAAGATGATGAGAGTAAAAGTTCTTTACATAATATGAGAACAGAAAAAATTCATGGTAAAGATGATGATGAGGAAAAAAATGATGAGTGAAAGAGAACCATATTCAAACCCAATGACATCAGAAGAAATTGAAAGGTTTCAATGGCAAGAAGACTATGATGAAATGTATAGAAAGTTAAGAGAGCAATTTTCACAGAAAAGAAAAAGAAGAATTTTAGGATATGTTTATACAACAAAAACACTTTAAAAAGAATTACAATAATGTAATAGCCGATATGACTATACGAGGCTCTAACTTAGTCACAAACAACAATAATCATAGGAGATTATAACATGGGTAGAAAGAAACTATCAAAAACACAAAGAGTAATTAATGCGTTCGAAAGAGGAGATGTAATTACTTGGACACAATTAAGAAACACATTTGACCTAACTTCACCACAAGCGATGGTGGATAAATTAAGAAGTCAAGGTTACATGATATATGTAAACAAAACTGTAAATGGTACATCATATCGTATGGGTGAACCAACACAAGCAATTATTAATGCTGGTGTAGGTGCAGTATTGATGAATGGAGCTGCAGATAAAACTATTATCGCTGCTGGAATCAAAGCACTTTATGGTAACGGCGTACAATTCGCTTCTTAATTATTTAAGAATTAGTGGGGTGACTTTCGGGTCACCCTTTCTAAACGGAATTTAATATGATATTAGTTGACATGAATCAAATCTCTTTAGCATCTTTAATGATGCACTTGCACATGAATAAAGGTGAGTTAGATGAAGAAATGGTCAGACATATGATATTAAATTCTGTACGAATGTATAGAACAATGTTTAATCAAGACTATGGTGAAATAGTTCTTACTTACGATTCAAGAGCATATTGGCGTAGAGAAGTATTTCCACAATATAAACATAGTCGTAGAAAAAGTAGAGAGGCAGACGGCAAAGATTGGAATAGTATCTTTGAAGTTCTGAATCAGATTAAAGATGAAATAAAAGAATTTCTTCCTTATAAAGTTGTAGAAACTTATGGGGCAGAAGCAGATGATGTAATTGCAACATTATGTAAACATTATCAAAGTGAAAAAATCATGATTGTATCGGGTGATAAAGACTTTATACAATTACAAAAGTATGAGAATGTAAGACAATACAGTCCAATTACTAAAAAACATGTAAATGGTATTGACGCAGTTGTCTATATAAAAGAACATATACTAAAAGGCGATAAATCAGATGGTATTCCAAATGTATTATCACCTGACCATACTTTTACAGATGATTTAAGGCAAAGACCTTTAACATCTAAAAAGATGAAAAGTATATTGGCTCAAGACATTGATGATTTAAATGATGAAGTGAAAAGAAATTATCAACGGAATGACAAACTAATTAATTTGGATAATATACCAGAAAAATTAGAGGATGAAATCTTAGATGATTTTAAGAGTGCTACTTGTGGCGACAGAAGTAAACTATTAGATTATTTTATAGATAGAAGACTGAAAAGTCTAACTGAACAAATTGGAGAATTTTAAAATGGCAAACGGCGTAACATTATTGTTTTCAGAAGTACTTGATAAAGTACACAAGGCAAAAACAAAATCAGAGAAAATAGCAATACTAGTTATTAATGATAACAGTTCATTAAGAATGTTGTTAAAAGCATCTTTTGACCCTAAAATTGAATGGGTCATACCAACAGGTGAAGTACCATACACAAAAAATGATGCTCCTATGGGAACAGAACATACTGTTCTTCAAAGTGAAGCAAGAAAATTATGGCATTTTGTAAAAGGTGCAGACAATGACACATCACAGGCACAGAAAGAAAACATGTTTATTCAAATGTGTGAAGGTCTTCATGAAAGTGAAGCAGAATTATTGTGTGCTGCAAAAGATAAAAGATTACATCAAGTATATAAAGGTTTATCGAAAGATGTAGTAAAAGAAGCTTTTAAGTGGGATGATAATTTCATGCAAGAAGCAGCACCTGTATACCCACAAGCACCAGGTAGTGCATCTGGCGTATAAAGTTCTTGACAAGTCTTGTTGTATGTGATACAATGGTTACTAGAAGATGAGGTACAAAAAGTTCCCGTTCATATCGACCCACTCTCTCTCGACCTCATCATAGGGTCGGTATGAACACCAGAGGTTATGTATTATGAGTAGAGCAATCAAAAAGATACCCTACAAATTTGTTCATGTATATTGGATTGATATCACATCAGATTCATCATGGCAAAGTATAGAGGATGTAAAAGATAGTAAATTACCTAGATGTTTGAGTACAGGTTTTTTAGTTAGTGATGATGATGATGACATTGTTAGAATCGTTTCAGATTTTAATTTTAAAGAAGATGGCAGCATTGATGACTGTGGTAATTCTACAATCATACCAAAATGTGTTGTTCAAGAAATTAAAGAAGTCAAATGAATTTTTACATCCCAGAAATTATTGTATATATGATTGGTGTATTATCAATCATAATAGTATTAATTGATTTATCAAAAATAGAAAAAAAGAGAGAGCAAGAGGAAAAGAATTATAGTGATGTTTGAACATGTAATCAGAAACCCTTTTGATATGAAGCCAGTTTTCAATCCTTGTGAAAACCCTAAGTTCAATGCAAATGAAACTGACCTAGAAATACAAAATCAAAAATTAATTGAATTAAATAATCTAGGTGACAATATTTGGTTTGAAACAGAAATTGCACAAAAAGAAAAACTAGTTGAAAAGACAGCTGCAAAATTAGGACTTTTTAATGAACACGATAATTATCAATTATTTACTGAATGTGATGATGTAAAACAATTAGGTATGGTAATTGAAGATGATGTGGTTATTATGCATGATGGTAAATTAGAAGCATGTTTCGTAGCCTTTCCGTCATCATGGAATGCTGGTGAAAAGGTTGGTAAAAGTTTAGAAGAATTACACGAACCTATTGCAGATAATGAAGCACTACTTCGTGCATCAAATGGCATTATGAGAGCCATGACAAGTGGACAATCATTTCATAGATATACTTGGGGTATATCATCATTAAATGGATATAGTAATCATCCATTATATGAGAAACCAGAGTTTGATTCACTAGATGATTTAACATTTAGAGTAGAACATGAAAGGACTGCGACAGTCACAAAGGGCACCACAGCAGTCTTCTTAATACATGTTGATACATATCCATTAAAAGAGGTATTAAAGACTGATTTTGGACTGATTAAGGGGGCTATTGACAGTATGACAGATAGTGTATTAGAGTATAAGAATCTATTTAAAGTAAAGGAGTTGATGAATGAATATCTTTTATCTACATGAAGACCCAATACAAAATATCAAATGGCATGTTGATAAACATGTTGTAAAGATGGCAACAGAATATGCACAATTACTATCTACGGCACATAGATACCTAGATGGTGAATTGTATGAAGACAGAACAAAAAATAATCACAGAATCAAAAGGTGGAAACTACCTGATGAAAGGGAAAATGTATTGTACAAAGCAAGTCATGTGAATCATCCTTGTAATGTGTGGGTGCGTGAAAGTAAATCAAATTATCGTTTGATGTACCAGATTTACATGGCTTGTCTAGCAGAATATACATATAGATATGGAAAAATACATGGTGCATCGAAACCATCTATTAGTCTATTAAGGACACCAAACAATATTAAAGACATTGGATTGACAGAAGTACCTCAAGCAATGCCAGAATATTGTAAGGTGATAGGAAATCCAATTCAGGCATATAAAAATTATTATATAAATGAAAAGAATGGATTTGCTAATTGGAAAAATAGAACGAGGCCAATATGGTATGAAAATATTTAATAATAAAGATTTAGCTGAAGATATTGAGTTTTTAAAAACGACAGTTAAAAATTTAGAATCAACAATTTCTGATTTAGAAAAGAAAATTATATCACTAGAATATTCATGTGATACAAACAGTAACGAAATAGAAGCAGTAAAAGATGATTTAGAACCAGATATATCAGAAGTAGAATATCCAAAATAAAATGCCAACATATACATTTAAAAACAAAGATACAGGTGAAGTGTTTGATAAAGCAATGAAGATTGCTGAGAAAGAACCTTATCTAAAAGATAATCCAAATATATCACCTGTACTAACAGCACCTAATTTTGTAGGTGACCATATTGTTAAAAAAATGGATGGTGGTATGAAAGAAACTTTACAGAAAATTGCAGACAAGAATCCAAATACACCTCTTGCAGATAGATTTTCTAGAAGGTCAACAAAAGATATTCAAAAGGAAAAAGTGGTTAAGAAGTACAATTTAAAAGACACCATAGTATAAATAGTACTGTGATGTAATCAAATTATAGATTATACACAGGGGATTAACTTATGGATTAGTTAATCCCTACTTTTATAGGTATAGAAAATATGGCAAAACCAGAAGTGAATGATATGATAGAACATTCTGAACCTTACTTTGAAAGAGTTGCCACAGGAAAGGTAATTGAATTATTAGATTCACAGTTCATTTATGAGGTTCATAAAGTTGTAGAAAAAGGTAGAGAAAAAATACCAGTTGATAAAACAAGCACAAGAATGTGTATGTTTGATGAAATATGGAGTAAGATTTAATGTCTAAAAAGAAAGAGATACATTCTGGTGATTTGGTAAAAATTGAACCAAT